AAAATGCATTATGAAAAGTATACAAATTAAAGTAGAAGGTTTAACATACACAGTTAAGTCAACTACAGAAGAAGGATTAAAGCGAGCAGTAAGATCCCTAAAGAAATCCCTAAAAAAGAACAAAGAGCAAGATGGCATTTAAAGGAGGAGATGAAAATATCAATAGAGCCGGTAGAAAACCAGGCACTAAGAACAAAGCTACTAAAGAAATAAGAGAAGCTTACCAAAAACTAACAGAAGATAACCTAGACAATATGTCAATCTGGTTAAGTCAAATAGCAGGAGATGATCCAGCAAAAGCGATGGACCTAATGTTAAGACTATCAGAATATATTATACCTAAACTTGCTAGACAAGAATTAGTAGGTAATGATGGTGAAGACCTATTCAAAGATGTTAAGTTTACATTCGGACCAGATGTTAATAACGAAGAAGACAGAATAGATGAGTAAGACCTATCAAGGATTTACACCACACACTAAACAAAGAGAAATGATTAATGGTATTTTGCAATCAAAGGCAAAGTACCACATGGCCTGTGTAGGTAGACAGTTCGGTAAGTCACTTATGGGTATCAACCTTGCACTCTATTGGGCAATCAATAATAACAATACTAAAATACTCTGGATATCGCCTGTATATTCCCAGGCAACCAAGGTTCAGAAAGAAATAATACAAGCAATAGGAGGTGCAGACATAGTAAAGTCAGCCAACTATTCCAGTAATGAGATAGAACTAAAGAATGGTTCAGTAATCCTATTTAGATCAGCAGAGAGATACGATAACATTAGAGGTTTAACAGTAGACTATGGTATAATAGATGAAGCAGCCTTTTGTAAAGACGAAGCATGGACAGAAGCAATCCGTCCAGTATTCATGGTCCGCGGCAAGAAGGTCCTATTCGTATCGACGCCTAAAGGAAAGAACTGGTTCTATAATCTATTCGCCTTAGGCAAGTCCGCAGACCACCCAAACTATACAACCTATACAGGCTCCTCTTACGACACACCCTTCATAGCAATAGAAGAGATAGAAGATGCAAAGAAGACCCTACCAGAAAAAGTATTCCAACAAGAATACCTAGCACAATTCATAGATGGTGGTGGAGAAGTATTCCAAAACCTAGAGAAGAACAAGTTCACCAAGTACCCAAGACCTCAAGGAAAAATATATTGTGGAATAGATCTAGGAAAACAAGAAGATTCAACAGTAGCAACCTTCATAGACCAAGTAGGTAATGTAGTAGATATCTATAGAGACTCAAAGACTGAATGGTCTCAGATGATAGCCGCAATAGTAATCAAACTAAAGAAACATAATGCAACCGCTATGGTAGAGGTTAATGGTATAGGAGACCCAATCTTTGAACAGATTAAAAAGCAATACTCTAACACCCACCCTTTCACCACTACAAGCCGTTCTAAGAATGAGATAATCGAAGGCTTAATCCTAGACATGAACGAATCAACAATTAAGATACCACACGAAAGTCTATTCCCCCATCTTGTAAGTGAATTGGAAACCTTTACTTATGAATATAATACAAAGACAAGATCTATTCGCTATGGCCACCCTAACGGCCTTCACGATGATACAGTAATGTCATTGGCAATTGCAAACTACAATCGGAAACAAAACAAGAGTTACGGCCAGTATGCCACAGCGGGAAGAGGAAGCTATTAGTAATTCATAACTAACAAACATTATATTTAATTATAGATGATCAAACTAAAACTAAACCATAGAACCTATAAGCTACCTACAAGGTATACAGTAGCTCAGTGGAAGGAAGTAGTAAGAATGGATATGGAAGACCCTCATAATTGGCCAAAGATCCTCGGTATCGCGCTTAACAAACATTGGTATACCTTTGCTAAAGTAGATGAAGACTCCCTTATATTAGGTGCAAGTCTTGTAATCAGCGAGATGGCTAAGAGAAGGAAATGCAAACACAAGGACTTTACTAAGATTAGCTTAGGCCAGTTTGTAGACTTAGATATTGCAATGATCAACGGTATGGAAAAGAACATAGACACTCTCTTAGGAGAGCTAACCATCTCCGATATAGAATATATAGATGAAGCACTGTATATCATCGATGAGTATGCTAACTTCCGTATCAGTACATACAGATCCTATGCTGGATTGTTTGGTATTAATCAAAAGACTGGTAAGCAAGAAGATGTCGACCCAGAAGAATATGATGCTAACAAGATTGCGAAGGGTTGGTATAAGGTCCTAGTAGATCTTGCTGACAACGACATAATGAAACTGGACCAAGTAACGGAACAGCCACTATATAAGGCTCTTACCTTCATGTCTCTTAGAAAAGAGAGAATGTTAGAGGAGCAACAAAGACAACTTAAACAGAAGAGACAACATGAACTATCAAGAAATCGTAAATAGAATACAGAGCATAACTAACCAGCATAAGATGTTGGCAGACTTTGGCTATGGAGATCTATCAGACCTGAAAGTAAGGTTCGAGAATACAAGTGGTGACAGTGCGGTGCAAGCCGACTATCCATACCTATTCCTTAATCCAGGTGTACATCAAAGAAACCAAGGCTTAGTAACCTATAACTTTAACATGATCGTAATGGACATGGCTAGAGGAGAGGTATCTGACGAACCTTATAATAACATGTTGGCAATTCAATCACAGTGTCAACAATACATTGATGATGTCTTAGCCTACTTATACTTTGGTTACACCGACCAACCAGAAGTAATATACAGTGGAGTAACCTATTCGCCATTTAATGAAAGGTTCCAAGATGATGTAAGCGGCATGACAGCAACTCTAACAATACAAGTACCTCAACCAATAGATAACTGTATCACACCATTTGATGAGTGGGAGCTATACACGACGATACCGGTTGACACAGGTATTAGACACTATAACGGTAATGGAAGTAATAGTAAGGCAATCAATATATGGGATATACCAGAAGGTCCAAAAGAAAAGTATAAGTTTGAATTAGAGATGGAGTTAGATGTCTTATACGATATCACACAAGATCCAGCACCTTATAATATACCGAGAATAGTAATGGAACAGGATGCCAATGATGAAGTACCAGATTACTTATACAATATTTCATTTAATGGATTAACTAGAGATAGACAAATAATTAAAGAAACCTTTGAGTTATTCATAGGAGATAACCCAGGTGGAGAGAACAACAGAATAGGTTGGACTTACGGTTATTCTACTAATCAAAACCTACCAGGTATCACACCAACTACCAAATCAATCGATCAACCAGATGCTATACAACCTATACAAGGTCAAATTAAAATATACAGGTTACGATAATGACACTGGACCAAATGATAAGTAGAATAGATCAATTCGGCGAGAGTCTAAATGATTTACAACCTGAGATAGAAGCTATTAGAGATGAAATAGTTTCAGACCTTAGAGGTAACGCACCCCGTAAGTCAGGTAGACTTATATCATCCATAAGAGGAGAGGCTACGAGTAACTCATTAACCCTATATATGAACAACTATGGTTTCTTTCAGAACTATGGTGTTAACCCCGCTGAAGGAACTGGTGTTGCAATTGCACCTCCAACCTTTGGAATTAGCGTAAAACCTAGAGGAGGAAATGAGTTCTACTCCTTTCAAAAGAGAATGTTTGGCCTTGAACCCAATAGAGGTAATAGCCAATACCAAGGACCGGATGGCGGATGGTTTAGTATAGAACAAATTAAAGAAGAGTTTGCACAAGAACTTGGAGAAGAAATAATAGCAAGAACATTTTAAATTATGGCAATAGAAGTAACACAGAATCCAGCACAGCCATTCGATATGGCCTATGGAGCAAATCCAATTACACTGCTTGGTATCATACCAGGAGAGGACAAGTATGCCCTTAGAATCTATATAGTAGGTCAACCCGATCCTATTGCAGATATAAGGCAATCACCTAACAAGTTTGCACGTGCAGTATTCGATATACAGAATATATTACAAGCCTTAGTAGGACCGTCAAAGGATAACATCGATGATCTATCAGTTACTGGAAATCCAATGCAGATCGCCAATGGAGAGCTTATACAATATCAGATAGCAACTAATACTGAAACTAATGGAATAGCGGTAGAGGATGATTGGACAACTTGGCCTACAATATACACAACCATTGCAGGTAGTAAACAATATTGGGAAGTTCCTTTTAATTCTTCGCTATATCAACCAAAATGTCAGAGTGCTGTAGTAGATGGATGTACTATCTTAAACCCATTAGCTAAGTCACCACAAGGTTTCGCACTATCAGATAACAGATGGCGTATTAACGAACAAGCAACTGGCGATGAATTCTATGTTGAGAACTTTAGAAGTCCAA